AAGTTTGCCAATGTAGAACAGTATAGCCCAATGGGTAAGAAGTTCTTGCGTACCAATACGCCAGAAGCATTCTTGAAAGAACACATTATCAGAGGCGACAGAAGTGATGGCATTCCTAACTTTATGTCTTCCGATGACACATTCGTAACAGAAGCCAGACAAAAACCTGTAACTGAGAAAAAGCTAAATAAGTGGTTAGAAGAAGAACCTGAGTCTTTTTGCGATGAAGTGATGCTGAGAAATTACAAGCGAAACGAATTGTTGATTGACCTGTCTAAGATTCCGACTGAGTATCAAGAAAAGATTCTAGATGCTTATGACAATACCCCTAAACGTGGTAGGGAAAAACTACTTAACTATTTTATCCAAAACCGCATGAAGCAGTTGATGGAACATATACAGGAATTTTAAAATGGCTATTGATATTAGTAAGATGACTTTGCCTGAGTTGCTACAACATGTCGCAGAATTACCAGCGGCTAAAAAAGCAAGTTCATTAAAGCAGATTGCAAACTTGACACCAGAATTGAAAACGGTTTTGCATTACACGTTTCACAAAAACATTGTGTTTGAATTGCCAGCTGGTGCACCTCCATACAAACCTATGGAAACTCCAGGCAATTGGGGGCACAATCGTCTACCAAAAGAATTGAGAAAGTTTCAGTATTTCCTAAAAGGCAGTACTCTGAATCCCATCAAACGTGAATCAATTTTTATTGAGGTTCTTGAGACAGTTTCACCTGAAGAGGCTAAACTTGTTTTGATGATGAAGGATAAAAAACTTACGTACAAGGGCATCACTAGAAAACTTATTGAAGAAGCGTTGCCTGAAATCTTGCAGGGAGAATCAGAGTAACAAAATGGCTAAAACAAAAAAGTATTCCAGTTTCCGTGACTTCTATGATGACGAAGGTCGCAAAGGGAAACCTAAGTTGGACGAATCTAAAAAACAAAAAGATAAGTTCAAGCACCAAACGAAATTTATTGATCCTAAGAATCTCAAAGAAGATGATTGGGACGAGTTTGAAGAATTTGACGAAGTAAAATAACTGAGTAATATATTATGATTTTGAATGATAGAGGCGGAAAACATCTAGGTTGGTTTTCATGGGATGAAGCATTCCGTCAAGCTGACAGTATTGACCATGGAATATATGCTTTTTATTTCGGTGAGAATAAACCAAGCAAAAAAACTATGCCGTATGAATTAAAAGATTCTTTTTATTTTGGCATGGCGTGTGGAAAATATCACGATTTAAAAAACAGAAAAAATTGGTCAGGAAAATTAAAAACATTTCTTCAGAAAAGATTTCTCAAACACAACATATACATGTTAAGGTTTCTTGCTGAGGATGATGATAGATATGGTAAATTAGATTTAAAAAAATCTAAATTATTTTTTGAACATTTTTCACCCCCATTGAATCCTCAATGCCAGAGATGGGTTAGCATTTCTGTTCCGCCCAAAGAGTATAAATCTGTTGCACTAAAAGCACTTGTGAGTGCTGTTGAATCTGAATATATCTTGGAGTATACAGAAAGACACGATCAAGTGCCTCTGTTGAATTTAAGTGAAGTATATGAATCAGATCGTCAAAGAGATTCGTATTCAAATCGTATGATGAGTTCCCCTAGTTTAGCACAATATTTTGGATAGATTATGAAAAAAGAATTGGATGAAGCACTAGTTGCAAAGTACCCAAAGATTTTTAAGCATCGTCATGCACCAATGACGCATACTGCTATGTGTTGGGGTTTTGATTGTGGCGATGGTTGGTACAACATCATTGATGCATTGTGTTCAAACATTCAACATTATGTGGACAATAAACGTAAAGATCGTGCAAGAGCATTGCGATTTAATCGTGCATTGAAACGTGCATTGGCTGAAGATATACGCCCACTTCAAATGCATTTTAGTTTTGGTAGTCATACAGAGCCAACTTCATTTGGAATTGAATGGGCGAATAAAGCAATTGAAAAAGCAGAGTTCAGAGAAGTTCCCACATACATACCACACATCACAGCAAGTCAAGTGAAAGAAAAGTTTGGTGGATTGCGATTCTACACCAATGGTTTTACTGATGAAGTGAGTGGAATGATTCGCATGGCTGAGTCCATGTCATATCGCACATGTGAAGTGTGTGGTAATCCTGGTCGTTCAAATAACTATGGATGGATTTCAACATTGTGCGATACCCACAGATTAGAACGTGGTGAAGACTTGCCGCAAAACGAAGAACTAGAATCCGAAGATTGAATACCAAGGTACTAATACCCCTTTCCGAGCCGTCTTAGACGGCTTTTTTGTTGTTTTCCAGCAACAAAAGCCAAAATAGTTGTTGACGTACCTACCGAACCGTGTATAATAGATTCTGTAGTGAGTAAGATTAATAGGAGATTTAGATGCTTACAGTTTTGATGATTTTTGCAGTAATGGTTTTGTTTGGTGCCGCTGTTAGTGGTTCTGTTACGACCCTCGGCTGATTTTAATTTTTAAGGAAAAGAAAATGATTGACGGATTTAACGAATATCTAGATTGCATCAAAGCTGACTATATCAAGTGGCAAGGTGATACTCCTACTGAAACACAAAAAACAATGGCGCAAGATTTTTGCGATTCCTTGTCCTATGAAGTTGGTCGTAGTTACATCAAAGTAATTATTGGTCGTAAAGGTAGCGGTCGTTCCGTGCATTCGTTTGTTTGTCTCCGTGACATGGGCAAGTTCACAAAGGGCGACATTTTGAAAGCGGCTGGTTGGTCGGCACCTGCAAAGAATTTTGCCCGTGGTAACACGATGGCACGGACTTTTCAGAATGTTCGTTGGATGGGGGCAATGTGAATACCAAAGTATTCAGTTGCAAAAAAACAACAGAATTGAAAATAGTTGTTGACAAGTGTGCCCATTGTGGTATACTAGAGTCTAGAGATTGAGAAAAGAAAAGGAAATTTGAAATGCGTACAAAAACTTACATTCAGGGCTTCAAGAATTCACAGAAAATTCGTGTGATGTTTGACGGAATTGGTGTCTACACTACCGTTGCTGGTGTGTCTAGTGTGTTTGCTACATACACCCATTCACAAGCGGCTAATGATGCTCTGTTGCGTTTGTCTTACATGCGTTACATGGCACAAAAAGATGGTGCGTTGGTTCCCACTGGTCTTGGTATGACAAGTTACAATACCTCGCAAGTTGGTACGCAAGTTCAAGTTGATTTGATTTAAGGAAATAAAATGACTACATTATCACACGATATATCTTACGGAATGTTTAGCGAAGTTGGCAACTTAGCCGTTCACGGTGTTGTTGTTGCCGCAGTAACAATGAACCTGACATGGCCAGAAACTTACAAGTGCCTCAACATGTTAGCTAAAAATGATTACAGCAAATTTGGTGAAGCGATGGACACCACAGTTCGGGAATGTGTCTACAATACTTGTGGTTTTACTTCTGACTTTTATGGTGCTTAATATGATTACATACAAATTTTATGTTGGTAAAGATGTTTATGAATTCACCGCAGAGTCTAAGCTGAATGCGATGGAAATGTGCAATCGTCAAGTGATTGACAAATTAGATTTGCATCCTATGGCTTGGTTTGACGCTGGACAGAATGCATTTTCATGTCAGTCTGGCAACTTTTTTGATTAAGGAAACAAAATGAAAATCGAAACAGCAATTGGTATTTTGAATAAAGAACGTGAATTTTTAGGTTTGGGTTTCTTGGAGTTGTTGCAAGATATCCAAAAAGAAGGTAAAATGGTTTACTCTCAAAAGACTATGGAAGCATTTGAGCGGTTCATGGTTGATGGTCGCAAGATGTTTGCACCTGCCGAGTAAAGGAAATTATCATGCCATTTGAACCTAGGGAATTTGGATTTATCAATGATAACATATGTCCCGTTGAAGTGCGTGGCTTGCGTTTAAATTCTGGTCATGTATATTTAATTCGTCCTGTTAATCCTCCTAAAGGTTGGTTTAATGGTGTTGGAGAATGTCCAATTAAAATTGGAATTTCAAAAGACAGTAACGGTGTAGCAGGTCGCCTCAAGGCTTTGAGTTCTGGTAATTGGATGCAATTATGTGTAGAGAAAATTTCGCCTGTAATTTTAGAACCTTTTAATATCGAATGGTTATTGCATGAGGAATATCGTAGCAAGAAGATAAAAGGAGAATGGTATAATTTAACGATTGATGAAGTTCGCATAATAAAAAAGCAATTGACGGAAGAACCATATTTACAATTTGCTGATGCTATGTGGTCCGATAAACCAAGTGGGGAATATTATCATTTTTTGAGAATTATACCCGATATGAAAATGTCATTAATATCAAAAGCGTGGGATGCGGCAGATGGCCATCCTTATAGAAAAGATACAACTTGGGCTCGCCATTATATGCGGCAAGATTATGCAAGAGATGTTGCAAAAAAACAACGCTACCAAAAATAGTTGTTGACGTACCCTCCGAACCGTGTATAATAGAATCTGTTGAGTTGATAAAGGACATTGAAATGAGAACAGCAAACGAACAAACCCTTTGGGAAATCCAAGCATACGGTGCTAAGAAATCCGAAATCCTTGAGTCTGTAACAGATTCAATTAGTTTCAAACTTTCTGGTCCTGGCATGGTGATTTCAAGTTATCTTTCCGATGCACAGGAAGTGATGCAGTCAGGTAGCGAACGTGCTTTGAATGATGCAAGACAATATATTAATATTGCCAAAATGTTGATGATGGAATTTGAATTAGGTTTTAAGGAAAGATGATATGAACGAAGTTGCTAAAAGAATGGGCGAATTAGCATCTCCCATTGAACAACAAATCTTAATGTGTGATTCTAGAGAAGAACTTTTAATGATGGCATGTGTAATGTTACAAAGAGCCAAAGAGATTTTCGATCAAGAATTAACTGTAGACGGCCGAAAGAAAATGTTTAGAGATTGTATTTAACAAGGAATAAATATATGATGATAGTTATCCGCACACAATACCACGAAAATTATGGCGCACATGATTGGGATGGCACGGGTGAGTGCCCTCAGTATTGGAAAGCAAAAGGCGGTACCGAGTATAAGATACTTGACGTTCCCCTTAACATAGACTATAATGAGTTTGTGAAGTTCGCATTGACTGGCATTGAAACGGATACGAATTATTCTAACGAGTACATGATTAATTGGTCTATGGAAGCAAATAGTTACCTTTCATGGTTTGAAAGGTCTCAGTTTGATTACGATGGTGTGATTGCACACAAAGAACCCACAATGACGTATCAAGAAGTTTTGGATAAACAAAAGGAACTAACATGAGTAAGATGAGCGAGTTGGCTATGGAAATTGAAGAGTTGTATTTACAAGGATACAATGAATTTACGATTGCAACAATGCTTAGTATACCAGTAGAATTGGTAGATGGTTTTTTTGCAAATTTTTCAGATATAGATTATAATGATAGCATGGACGGAGATTTTGATTCCGCTATGGCTTCAGCAGGACATGGAACCGATGAGGATTACGGAAGTTATGGAGACCCTGAATTTTAAATTGTCAAAAACAAAACCACGTAATATGGTAGCTAAGGACTTGCGTAGCCCTAAGTATCGTATGCGTGTGGTTGAAGACAAACGTAAGAAAGAACCTAAGTACAAGGAACAGTATGCTTTATCTTGATGGTATGGGTCCAAGACAATCAATGGCTGTTGAAATTTTAGATACAGTTAGATTCGGTGGGCTTGATAAGATCAAAGGTGCAAATGGATATGCCAAGAAAAAACTTGACAAAGGTGATGCTTATGTGGTACCATTTGGACTCAGTAAAAAATTATTTGGTGCAGTAGTAATTTCTGCTCCGAAAAGGCTATATATCACATACAAGATAAATGGTGTCGCAGAAACTGTGCGACTAAAGTATACATGGGAAGTGAAGCGATTCTTAGTGAATAGATTCATTCAGAATATGTAAAGAACGTTTCGGGTTAGTCTCCGAATACTGTGACCCACAGGATGAGAAGTAGTGTGACAGCTACGGGTGGTAGTCTTTAAACCGAAAGGCCGCTGGCAATGCGAGAACGGAATCTGTCGGGGAGCGGGTGGAGGGTATATATGAGAGTTATGATAGCGTCATATCTTTCTGTACTAAATTACCGCCGGGATTCGCAGAGCATTTTATGAATTAAGAAAAGGTTATTAGACAATGAATGAAGTTGAAAAAGAAGTTTTACTAATTGCACAAGAAGAATGTGCCGAAGTGACACAAGCAATCAGTAAGGTTTTTAGGTTCGGTTTAGATGGTGAACACAATGGTGCATCTAATCGTGAACGATTGACAGAAGAAGTTGGTGATTTATTTTGTATGATTCAATTGATGATTGAAACAGGTATCATTAACATTGATGACGTAGATAGAGCATCCGCAAACAAGAAAGCAAAACTCCAGAAATGGTCTAATATTTTTAACGAAGAAACAGTAAACTAAAATGAATTTGATAACGAAACCCTCAACAAGAAATTATATGCCAGTCACATGGCAGAGTATTTCTCGCCTTGAGAAATCAGATTGCCATACACCACTAATGGGGGCTTGTACCTGAGGACCAAAAAGTCCAAAAGAGAATATAAAGACAAGCCCCCTAGAGAGACAGCAAACTCTAGGGGGTTTTTCTTTGTGTTGTATAAAAACAACATCTATGAAAATAGTTGTTGACAATCTTTCCGATTGTGGTATACTTTGTATTGAGTTGATCGTGACTCAGCAAAAAAGTTCTTTAACAATTTGCATCCATATTTTTTTATGATGGGGATTTGTGTAATGGTAGCACAACGGACTTTGACTCCGTTGGCACAAGTTCGATTCTTGTATCCCCTGCCAAACGGTGACATAGCACAGCGGTAGTGCAATTGCTTCATACGCAATCGGTCGTTGGTTCAAATCCAACTGTCACCACCAATTTGGGGGTATAACTCAACGGCTAGAGTAGCTGGCTTTTAACCAGTAAATCCGAGTTCGATTCTCGGTGCCCCTACCAGTTTTCTTTGGTGTGACCTTAGTGTTAGCGGTCAGCACCTCGGATTGTGATTCCGATAGGATGGGTTCAAATCCCATAGGTCACCCCAAAGAAAATTGCCTTGTTAACTCAGCGGTAGAGTGTCTCCCTTACAAGGAGAAGGTCGGCGGTTCAATCCCGTCACAAGGTACCAATAAGATATTCCCGGATAGTTAAATGGTATAACGGTCGCTTGATAAGCGATTATCGCAAGTTCGATTCTTGCTCTGGGAACCAAATGCCCTCTTACTCCAATTGGTAGAGAGGACGGTCTTAGAAGCCGTGTAGTCTCAGTTCGAATCTGAGAGAGGGCACCAAATAGTTTTTATGCGCCTTTAGTAAAATGGATATTACAGTAGGCTACGAACCTACGAGTGGGAGTTCGATTCTCTCAGGGCGCACCAAGATATGGAAGATAATGCAGGTGGGATGGTCCGCCGACTAGCCTTGAAAACTAGGTTCTCAGAAATGGGATGGGGTTCGACTCCTCTGTCTTCCGCCAAAGTTATAGAGAGTTGGGTGAGTGGTTAAACCAGCAGTTTGCTAAACTGTCATTGCGAAAGCGGTGCATGAGTTCGAATCTCATACTCTCTGCCAGTGTTAATAAAAAACAACAGTTGCCAAAAATAGTTGTTGACAGAAAATGTTTAGAGTGTTATACTCTATTCATAGATTGAGAAATCAATCAAATGTTCTTTAAAAAATATATGCACGATTCGTCTATCGGTTAGGACTCAGGGTTTTCATCCCTGCAAGAGGAGTTCGATTCTCCTATCGTGTACCAAATGTGATATTAGATTAGTTGACGTAAGCCATGGGTATTGCTAAGCCTGAGTAACTATGTATAGAAACGGTAAATTTCGAAATAATTCCGTTGAGCATAGCAAATAGTGCGTCAACTAATCTAATATCATGGAGACACGGCAAAGTGGGAGAGTTGCGGCAGACTGTAAATCTGTTCTTTCGGGTGAGTAGGTTCGAATCTTACTGTCTCCACCAGAATCCCGTTACCATTTTCGTTAAAATGGCGTTTGATTAGCGATAGAGATCCGGTGGCAGAAAACCGTTAGCGTGAGGATTAAAAATACCCTCGCAGGCTCTGATAGGCAGAATCTCAACTGCACACAGACTTTGAATAAATGAGATGGACAGAGTAACTGCTCAATTAAGGGCTGGCGTGGAAACCA